ACGACATTTGGGTTTCTAATACCTTCGATCGTGGACATACCAAAATCAATCATAATGGGTTTGTTACCCTTCAATACGAGAATGTTGTTCCAATGAAGATCGTGGTGTCTAAACTTTGGATACTTTTCGTGAATTGCTTTCAAGTTTGTGATGAGTTGAGAAATCACTTGACGATAATCTTCGGGTGATTGACCCCTTTTCATCCATTTCTCGAGNGGTTCACCCTCAATGTATTCAAAATAAAGAACATCATCGCGATCACANGATTTGAAGTGNTACATGCGAGGCACNCCCATACCTCTCAACTTTTNCGCGATGCGATACTCCATTCGGGCACTTGGTTCTGTCGTGACTTTGATGGCGACTTGTGTTTTACACTCGTCATCGAGACATCCATAGAAGACAGTACCGTACGTACCTTTGCCGATTACTCTGAGTCGGGTAGCCTTGTTAATCTTGAGTGGTGTCATTTGAATCTTTGTAAAAAATTGTTGTTCTGGGTAGCACGCCTTTTGCCCCCTTATCAATTTCTTAACTTCTTCACCGACCGCGTTCTTCTGAGAACTGGTCTTGGCGTTGTTGGCGATGTGGACGAGGTCCGCGAGTTTCACCATACTTATTACAAACTAAGAAAAGTTTTTAGTGACTCTGGCCAATACTCTTCGTCTCCGTATTGAGCGTATATTTCTTCAACAAGGGCGTCTTTTCCCCGATATCCCATAACATGCTCTATAATGTCTAAGTTTTCATTTGCGATCGCACCCACCATAGTTGGGTACGAATAGAGCTCCATAATTTCTTCATACTTATGAAGACTGAACGCAGTTGAACATGTATTCATGAAAACCTCAAACATTTCAGTGGCAACCTCCTTGTCTTTGTGTGACGCAATCCAGTATGTCATATAATCTTCATGTTTAGTGGAACAATCCTCAACTCTCAATTCAATTTCATAGAGGATTTGGTGTTCGTTGGCACAAAGAATTGCGGCGTCACCGTGTTGGATGGCTCGTGCTGCTTCCATTTTTGGTTTGATTTTGTTATTACAAAGTGTGACTTAGGTTACTATAAAATTTTCATCGTACCATTTTGAAACCTCCGGGGCGTCAATCTCATGAAGTAGTCTCTCCAGATATATTTCATCTACATGACACATAGCATGTTCAAGTAATTTTATATTTTGAATCTCAACTGAAGCACGCATGAGTGATTGTCCCATAAGCGCCATTATTTCACTCCAGTGGTATGGGGACATTTCGTCGCATACACTCTTAAATATCTGAAACAATATACGCCCTTTTGTATGATCTTTGTGTGATCCTATCTGATACATGAGGTAGTTATCAGTCTCATTCCTCATTTCATAATCAATGTACTCAACAATTTCTTTACCCCATGATTTAAGTTCAACATAATCACCTTCTTCAATAAGTTTTAAAAGATCTCTATAGTTCTTCTCATGACACATTTTAGCCCATATTTTTGTAAGTGAAAAGTTACTTAGGACATTGAACATCTATTCTTAATTCTTCATGAGAAGTTTATCTCTTCTCATCAAGAAATGATGGATTCGTATTTTTCATTACAATTTGTATTTATTCTTCATCTACTTCTTCTTCGTCAATCTCAATATCTTCGTCAACTTCGCCGGCGTCTGGGAGGTCGAGACCTTGGAAAGCAAAGGATGGGAGCTTGGTGGATTGCTCAAGGAGAGCTTGTTGAAGACGGATCGTCACACCAAACTTGTTGTCAATGAACCAAATGGAACTGACATCAACAATAGCCATAGCCTTTTGTCCCTTCTCAACAGTGTCAAGGGGGACAGCCTCCTTTTGCATACTGTAAGCTTCTGGGACGAAAGTACCATCTGGCTTAGTGGCAATCTTAAGCTTGAGGGTAGATGGGTATGGCTCCTTACCTGGACGAACCATTGGCTTGTAGAGAGCCTCCCGAAGAACCGCGACATTGAACTCTTTACCGAGCCACTCCTTGGAGTTTTCAGCAACAGTATTGACAATGATTTCATCAAGTTCCTTCAACTTGTCGTGGAGTTCCATCGCTTCAGCATTATCAGTATCAAAGCTGAGGTCAAGAGAATAAGTAGTGCGTCCAGTGCCTTCGTCAGTAAAAGCACTGAGGCCATATGGCGAGCGCATGAAGGGGAGTTGAAGGTACAATTTTTTGTTGTCGCCACCGTTGAGGTAGACAGTCTTACCGCCATTCTTATTCTTACGAAGTTTTGAAAAGCCAACCGAAGCTGGGGAGAATTCTGAGGATCGTTGGATAGCAAGCGACATTGGTAGTGGGTATTATATATCTACTAAGAGGCTTGACTTTAAGTCAATTTTTTTGTCAACCTATGGTAAAAGATAATCATGGGTCTCTTTAAAGATTGTGGCTGTGGGTGCAATGGTCTGAAGCAACAGGAGAAGTTTGTGACTTCCCTCATCTCAGGTCTCACCTTTTTCATCATCGCGAATCCAGAAACTTTCCGACTCGTCAGGCGAGTCTTCGGTCCACGCATTGCGACCCCCAACGGTTGCCCATCAACCATGGGCCTCCTTGTGCACACCCTCGTCTTCTCCCTCGTCGTGTGGGGTATGATGAATGTGAAGAAGGATCTTCCCACTATAAAGGAGATGGGTCCATCCACGGGTTGCTCCGATTGTGCGAAGAACGGTGTTCCACCAAAGAGACAAGTTGATGTTGTCATGGAACCAGGTATGGTGGATGCGCCATTTGTTAATACAGGACTTGAACTTGAATCCCACGACATCAACGAAGAAGGTGGTGTATTCTAAAGTAAAAGGAACGAACGATCTGTGGTTTGTTCAATTTTTGAAAAATTAATACTTTTAATTTTTTCGTGAATACTATTCACATGTTTATGGGTAATCGTAAAACAGTTTTCGATAAATATTTGACCGTTGTGTTCTACAATGAGAGGTCCGGGTCCGCCAACCACTGATTGTAAAATTGCGTGCATGTGTGCGTGCTTACTAGATATTTGTGTCTAATCTTTAAAACTCTTCATCGAAACCAATATCACCAGCGTCATCGTCTAACTTACCATAGTCCCCAACTCGCTTCTCAAAGAAGTTGGTCTTCCCATCAAGGCTAATGTTTTCCATAAAGTCAAATGGATTCTTCGCGTTCCAAATGGGTGGCACCCCAACTTGTTTGAGGAGACGATCCGATACATACTCAATGTACTCGGACATCTTCTCAGAGTTCATACCGATGAGATTACATGGGAGTGCGTCCAAGATGAACCCTTTCTCAATCTCAACCGCCTCTTTCACGATGGCGTGGATAGTTTCGGTAGTGGGTCTATTACGCAAAGTCTTGAAGAGCTCCACGGCAAACTCTTGGTGGAGACCCTCATCTCGGGAAATAAGTTCATTTGAGAAGCATAGACCTGGCATGAGACCCCGCTTCTTCAACCAATAAATAGCGCAGAATGACCCGGAGAAGAAGATACCCTCCACACACGCAAACGCAAAAAGGCGCTCAGCGAAGGAGCGAGACTTTGTGTCAAACCATTTCATCGCCCATTTCGCCTTCTTCTCAATACATGGTACAGTTTGGATGGCTTCAAATAACTGCTTCTTTTCAGATCCATCCTTAATGTATTTGTCAATCATTTTTGAATATGTTTCGCCATGAACCATTTCATTATGGCATTGATATGCGTAGAATGAGCGCGCTTCGCTTATCTGCACTTCATCTGCAAAATTGTTATTGATATTCTCAAAAACAATTCCATCGGACCCAGCAAAGAATGCCAGGATGTACTTTATGAATTTCTTTTCATTTTCATTCAGGGTCTTCCAGTCGTCAAGATCTTTGGACAAATCAACTTCTTCCGCAGTCCAATTGCTCATTTGAGCCTTTTTATAGAGTTCCCAGAGTTGTGGATACTTCAGGGGGAAGACTGTAAATCTGTTTAGGGTGGGGGCCAGAATAGGTTCATACTCTTCCTCAACCCATTCTTGAAATTCAAAGTAGTTTCCGATGTGATGTCCGTCACGAAATATTTGAGGGTAGGAATCAAGCCTACCGCCACACAACTTTTTGAGATCCTCTTTCTCAATCATAACTTTTTCGTAATCTATCCCCTCCGATTCACACAGTGTGACGGCATGGTCGCAGTATTGACATCCTTCCTTCGAATAAATTGTGATTTTCATCTGTAGTATTATCGTTGATAATTTTTTGCCGGAAAACTCTAAGCATGATTGTGCCATCAGAAATAAACGAAAATGATATAGTGAAGCTACTGGTAAACGAAGATGATATAGAGGATGATTTTTTAGCCGTCGTGGGGATGAACACTGGCCTGGTCCTCGGGGTGCGTTATCTAAACCCTACTGAACTCATATATAAATCCGCCTGTGTCTATCAACTTGAAGACGGTGACATGAACCCTGCTCCATACGAAAGTGTGATGGAACATTACCCAAGTGGAACAACTTTTGAAGATTTGGAATTCAAAATGATTAAGGACGGTCTATATGCTAATCTAAATGAAATTGACATTGAAGATTCCGATTCTGAAATCTACGACGAAGATGAGAGTGATTCAGAGATGGATGATTTCATTGTACCAGATAACGAGATTGACGGTAAAGTAATTCCACCCTCCGACTATAAAACCATAGACAAGGAATGGAATGCTTGGGAGCCAAGATCCCCAGGGGCACGCAGTTTTAAGGAAACTGTTGATGCTATTGAAGCCATGGCCAAAGCGCATGCAGATAACCTAAGTTTTGGTGCGTAATTACAAAAATCAAAAAAAGTGGACCAGATTCATACCATGATGCTGGCAGCTATCTGGTCCGATTTGGACCAATTATTACCCAAAAACAACCAACAAAAGCCAGTGAATACCAATTTTTGTCGCGAATGCTCAGGGGTGAAAATTATTTCACCTGAGGGTCTCCCAACTTGTTCGGAGTGTGGTCTCGTGGAGGACAACTTCGTAGATGACACCCCTGAATGGACAAGTGGGATAACCGATGATGGACGGGTGAATGACCCATCGCGGTGTGGCAATCCAAATGCAAATCCCGAGCTCTTTTCCCAGAATTGGGGTAAGGGTACTATCATTTCAACACAACGCTCATCAACTTATGAAAATAAGAGGATGGCGAAGATCAATTTTCACATGTCTATGAATCACAAAGATCGGTCACTTTTCCATGCGTACCGTGACATTGATGAGGCATGCCACACTTTACCAGATACAGTTTTGAAAGATGCTAAGATGATGTACAGGAAGTTCAATAACGAGAAATTGACCCGTGGTGCGGTGAGACTTGGTATCAAAGCCAATTGTGTACTTTACGCATGTAGACTTGCACAGTGTCCGAGAACAACGAGTGAAATTGCGGATATGTTTGGGATCCAATCAAAAGATGTTAGTCGGACAACCCAAATATTCAAAGACACCATTATGGGAGTCACCGAAAAGAACTATGTAACAAAGGCGTATGATGTGATGCAGAGACTTCTCAACTCTTTTGAGATAACGAGGGATGAGAGATACAGGTGTAACAAAATGTGTTCGGCGACGGATGATTGTGTGGAACTCATGAGTAAGACACCAAATAGCGTAGCATCTGCGATCATTTATATAGTGCTTGGGTCTGGTGTCACCAAGGCACAAGTATGTGAGAAATGCTCAGTATCTGTACCAACATTGAACAAAATAGAAAACATTATTAAAAAACACTTAGAGGCTAAAAACCTATTGTAATAAAGAATGGTCAAATTGTTTTTGTCCACTCCGTGCTATGGAGGGCTTTGCTTAGAAAGGTATATGACGAGTATCGTTAAACTCCAACTCCTCTTAATGAAGGAAGGAATACAAATGTACCTTGATACCACGGAAAATGAGTCACTTGTACATAGAGCCCGAAATGTCGCAGTTGGTCGTTTTATGCAAAAAACGGATTGTGAATACTTCATGTTTATTGACGCTGATATTGACTTTGAAGCAGAGTCTGTGGTGCGGTTAATAAAGTCTGGTCACGATTTGAGTTGTGCATGCTACCCCAAGAAAGTTGTGATGTGGGAGCAGGCAGCTAAAGCGGTGAGAGAGGGTGACGAACGCAACATGGCTATGCTCTCTTCAAGTCTTGTCGTAAACTTTGGAGCTAATAGAATATCAGTTGAAAATGGCTTCATCCCCATCCTTGATGGACCAACTGGCTTTATGGTTATAAAGCGGGATGTTTTCAAAAAGTTGGAGGAAAAGTTCCCAGAACTATGGTGTAAAAATGACCATCAAAATAGGGATTTTGATGACTACCACGCATGCTTTGACTGTATGATTGATCCCACTTCTCGTAGATATTTAAGTGAGGACTACGCTTTCTGTCGTCGGTGGCAGCAGTGTGATGGAAAAATTTACGCAGACATTAACACAACCCTTGGACATGTTGGAAACTTACCATTTAGTGGATGTCTCAATGATAGGCTTAAGGCTTAGAATCATATTCTATGTAATATGAAGATTTGTACGATTGTTGTAACTCGTTCAAAATCATGTGCCGTAAAGACACTTCATACAATTCTCAAACTTAACATTGTCTGTCTTCAACAAAATGTTCAGAATGAGATTTTATATGTGAATGACGACCCATTTGATAAAGTTGACATGATTCAAAAAGCTTTGACAAAATGTGACCGTATTTTCTTTGTTGACTTTGGTATCGGTGTGGACGAAGAATCTATTAAGCAAGTTTTTGAAGATCATGAGGGTATCGGTGCTTTAGTTTTTCCCGGTGTAAAAGACGGTATTGATTGGGGTCTCTTCAAGCATAAAGTCAGGGAGGGTTCATCCGAACCTGTTTCACAGATGGGTCTTAACTTTGATACCGATGTTGATAGAAAGATATCAAAAGATATATACACTGTCACGAACACAAGTGCGCGATCATTTGTTATATTCACAAAGAATCTCATGAAAAATGCAAAAGATAAAAAGGGNAATGTCAATCTTCATGTAAAAATGTTTGAAAAGTTACGAGAACANAAAGTGAAGATTCATGCATTTACAGCATCTAAGTTGATCATGACTTATCCACATGAGTGCATCAGTAACATTTTGAGTGCTGCGGGAGTTAAAACCAATTAAAGTTTAAACCAATATTAAATACATGTCGTCACCAATTCACAAACATGTTGTAAATTTCATCCATCATGTTTGGGGAAGCAAGGNTTATTTCCCAGGNCCACAACCAATTTCAATTGAGTACAAACATTTNCCGGTGCTCAAGGGTGGTGAATATGTTGTATGTGAGAAGACTGACGGTGAGAGACACATGTTAGTCGCTACAACATTTGAGGGTAAACCTGTGTGTATGTTGGTGAATCGTGCGTTTGATATGATTGAGGTAAAATTGAGACTCAATAAGAAAGTCCATGAGGGTACAATCTTGGACGGAGAACTCTACGACAATACACTCATGGTCTACGACGCTCTCCTTGTGTGTGGCGAACCCGTGGGACATCTCAACCTCTTTGGGAGACTCGCAGCAGCTGAAAACATGATGAAAGGTATCATCTATATGAAGTTTGACAAGTATCGTCTCAAAATGAAAACATTCCATTCCATGCGAGACTTTGATCACTTCATGTATCAATACCTTCCCACAGTTGAACAGAAAGTGGATGGTCTTGTATTCACACCTGTGAATGAACCAATGCGAATTGGAACCCACGAAACTATGTTCAAATGGAAGCCGTGTGAAAAGAATACGGTTGACTTCCACATGAAGAGGGGTGAGAGTTTTAAGGGTATTGGACAGAAAGGTGAACCAGTTTGGAAACTCTATGTTCAAGAGAAGGGAAAACTCTTTTTTGAAAGCGAGTTCCCACTCAGTCGTATGAATGAACCATGGTTTGAGGAGGGTGCTATCGTTGAATGTATGTACATCACATGGGAACCAGGTCCCCTATGGTGGAAGCCGATCAAAAGGCGAAGAGACAAGACACACCCCAACAACCGTCGCACATTTTATAGAACTATAGTTAACATCAAGGAGAACATTCAGATGAAGGAGTTCTTAGATTGTAGACCAGAACATAGTGCCCCGCAGTCTCTGGAAGCTCAGCCTCATTGACGAAATTATCATTTATGTAATACCATATGTCTTCGTGTTTTACAAAACTCACATAGTGTCCATCTTGTTGTATTCCCAAATGAACCGCACTCGCTATGAGTTCATATTCGTATTTGTCAATAAGAATCTTTTCAATAACATTAATGTGACTTTTTCTATCAAATGAAATCATGAGAACTTGTGGAAGTTTTGAAAATACCATTCGGGTTGTCGCGACATTGTGAACCTTTCCCTCTGTATCTTCAAAATTTTCAACTACATTCCAATCGGCGCTCTTTATAAGCATGTCGGCGAGGTCAGTTCCTTGAGAAGTCACAAGGTGGATACTAAAATCTTCTTGTGATTGGGTCTTTCCACCTGGCCAAATAGTTTCTTGTGTCTTCTTCCCGTAAAACCATTGCTTTATTTTGGGACATGATCTTTCCAAGATGTCTATGATACAGAGGATTGCTTCTTGGGTGTCATGGGGTTCCTTATTCTCAAATCTTGGAAAGTGCGCAAAGAATTGTTTTAGGAGAGGTCCGGGGTGAACGACACCATTTTCTTTGGAAATCCAATAAAACTGGACAAGTTTGGTGTACAATTGTGTAAACTCACATTCACCGTCGTACCCAATCTGTAAAAAATAATTTGAAAGAACTGGGATATGTAGGAGGCATTGTATAGCTGTGTTAAAGTAACAGGTATTTCCGAGGTTTAAAAAACCTCTCATTACAATTTCTGTACAAAAAACACTTAAGAAAATGGCGCGTATGTTTAAATGTAAACAAACAATGCACAACATCAAAGCTATCGTTGAAAAGATCCTCCCCGTGTTTGAAACACACAAGGAGGAGGAACATATTGAAGTTGAGCTGCGTCTTGGTAAACACAATGGATCTTTCTTTGATACCAATGTGGGTAAGGACACATTTGAGAAGGTCTTAGAAGGTCTTCGCAAATATGATGGCTGGGAGAAAACAGAGATGTCTGAACTTGATGTATACTACAATGACGCTAACAACATTCGTCTCTCTGTCAGCAAGGACACCGGTGAAAATGGAAACATGATCCAGAAAATTAATGTTTTGAAGGAAGACTTCAACGGTACACCCCTTGATATGCGTTTCAGTGTGTCTCGTGAGATCCCAACTTGGGGTGAATATGATATGGATCGTGTTCGCACAAAAACTCGTCACTCATTTATACGAAAGAATCTCAGTATTGATATGACGATCTCTTCGGGTGACAATGCTGATATGGACTCTGAGGAGGAATGTTCATATCAAATTGAGTTTGAAATTGTAAAGCCTCAAGATCTTGGGACACGCGACGAGTTCTTCAACATAGTTCATAAGATTAATGATCTTTCTAAATTAATTCCTGTGTAATAAGTATAACAAAATGTCTCGTGCACCTATAATTGGTGGTGTCGTTCTGATTGTAATTGTTATAGTTACTACCATAATTCTTATGATGGGTGGCGAAGAACCTACAATTGATCCAATTTTGGCACCATCGGCACCAGGACCGTCGGCGCCAGGACCGTCGGCGACTCCAGAACCCCCAATAGTTCTGGAAGTTAGCGAACCACAAATTTCAGATCCTCCAGCCCCCCGACTTCATGAAACTGATGTGATTAACCCACCATCGGACGAAACCCCAGGTGATGTAACAACAGGTATGCTTAAGTGTGTCAATACACGTCGCCGTGATGAAATGGGATGGGAAGGTAGAGGTCGTTGGAAAACAGAAGCCCAAGCTCGCAACGCGTGTTCAGATTTTGAATATATGAGTCTCGAATGTCCAAACCAACATGGTTTTGAAGTATTCTGTGCCAATGATATTTCGGAGGCACAAACTATTCTTAACCGGGAATGTAAAGGTGATGTGGAAGGTACCGAATTAGCTGGTGGTACAAACGCACATTGTGTGGGGCCCTATAAATGGGAGGATTTGTATGCTGGTGGTGCCAATCGAGGAGCGGTATACAAAATATAAAGATCTATGTAATAAGTAAGATGATGCGTTTTGTAATCTTAGCCCTTTTGGCCTTTGCTCTCATATATGAAAAGAAGTCACAATCCCCCGAAGTCTTGGGTTCAAAAAATTTCCATCTCAGTGGAGGTATGTCCAAGCAGGTGTACCTTCTCATGCACAGGGAAGGTATGAGTCAAGAAAACCTCAAGAAGTTCGTTCAATTGGAGGATCGTTTTCTTCAAATTGAACGAAATTCGGTGTGTTCGGGTATTTCCTACATTGTTGAGGCGACAATCCTCTCAAACCTGATAAAGGATATGTTCCCAAATTATAACTTTGCGTATCACACAATTCACCTTAAGCAGGTGGCTGAACCAACTAAAACTGTGAACACACGAGTAACATGTTGAGAAGGTTCCACACAAGCATGTGATGCTTGGGGCTCTCAATTTTGTTGTAATTCTTCACGATGTGCATGATGAGTGCGTTATCATCTTCATCATGCAATTCCAATAGATGTTTCACTGGATCAGGTGCATTAACAAACTTTTCATCAACTTTGAAGTCAAGTTCAAGTTCACACATAATCTTTTCACTCTCTCTCCCCTTTCTAATGTAATCAGCCACAATATAGATCACTGCGTCTAAAAGCTCTTCTTGACACATGTTAATCCAGGAGTTTTCAGGTGTTCCCCATTCACGGGTATCGGAATTGACAATCACACCGTGGCCATATCTCTCCTTACCCAACTCAAGGCGTCCAATCAATTGTTCTTCAATTGATCCCATATTTAATTATCTTTGTGACTTATTCCTTAAGTTTATCCATGTCTTTTTGTACTTTTCAAGTTGTTTCATTGTTGGTCCATTCTTCATAATATAATTTGCCGCAGTATCTCTGTATTGGGCAACAAGCTTGTTTGGTACACCCGCGACATTCAATTGGTTACGAACAACTTTCTTTTCCAAGTTTCTACCTCTCTCAGTCTTCCACCGGTTCACGAGGCGTTTCTTGAGAGTATCCACATCCTTTTTGAAAGGAATACCTTGTTTATTTCCAGTCTTCAATCTATTGAGGCGCATTTTCATTTCCTTGACATCATTGTTAAGGGAAGGCATCACATTCTTGTAACGATCCATCCATCGTTTGCCATAGAGCTTTACAATATCTTTACGAATGGAGTTTTCATTGAGACCTCTCTTCTTGACGACTTGCTCCTTCTTTACATCTCTCTTCTTTTGAGCCACTTCCTTACGAGTGGGTGGTGTCTTTGGTTTAGGTTTGGGGGCAAGCATGGCGTTGCGCGCATTTTCAATCTTCTTACACAGTGTGGCCTTTGTCTCTTTGGAATCAAGTTTAATCTTGAGGATGCCGGCAACTCGGAGAAGTTCAGTCTTGCTGTATCCTGTACAGGTAGCGCGTCCAACCTTGAAGTTGTTACCCGATCCAACGAGGGCAACATTCTTCTTCTTTTGGGTGTTACGGAAAGTGGCACTCTTCACCCCCGAGATCTTCTTAATCTTTTCACAAATCTCCTCCTTCTTTGTTGAAGTGGTGATACCAACAACACCCATCTTCTTTGCGAGATCCACAAGCTCTGGTTTTGGCATACGCATACACTGCTTGGCGTCAATTTTGAGAGCCGACGCTTGCTTCTTGCTCAAAATAGATTTCTTTTTGGGGGATCTGACTTTCTTTCCCTTGACCAATCTGTTTGGTACAGATGCGGTTAGGGAGATTTCCCCTTTTTCGTAGAGCATTTTTGCCAATTGGGAACCATCTGTATACGACGCAAGCATATCCGCAGGTGTTGGAGCACCAGATATTTGAATGTTACCAGACTTGGCCAATATATACTTGTGACCCTTGTATGTGAGATACATAAATGGTGAGAGTTCCGCTTCGTACTTGACATCGGTAGCACCATAATTGGTCACGAATTTTCGCGTCAACGCGTCCATACTTTTGAAAATACCATTCACTCTAAACTGACCACTCAGATTATTGTATTCAAATGGGCTATAGAGGAAGGCTTCCTTCTCGCTATAGTTATTCACAATGAATCGGCGGATGAGTTCGGGTTGATTTGAGATATTTGACCCAATAAATCCACCCGAGAAGCGAATTTTACCATTTCTATAAAAGTTGATTGTGGCACCCTTAGATTCGGTGTCATCTGAAATCGTCACCTTCAATTGAACAGTAAAAAAGTCCTTGTTAAGGTCACCCCGCTTCCCATATTCGCGAGTGTGGGAGAAACCCGTCGTAAAACGACCATAGACACCATTAATCTCTTTAGTGTCTAAATAAAGACCCTCACCAATGGGTGTTCGTGGAAGTGGGGTCTTAACGAGAATCTTCTTAAGGTTGATTCGGGTTTCGACGCCAAAGTTCTTATTCACAGTCGCGTTGAACATTCCTGGGTTCAACTTACTGACCTTGAATGTCAAAGTGGGCGTTGCGGGCTTCAGAGCCATTGCGATAATTTCGTTGGTATTGTTATTATCATTGCTATTTGAATTATGAACAAATTGAGCAAACTCTCCATAGTTTTCGTTGCTCATAATATTTTTTTCAAGGCGGGGAGGAAACGCCATATCCGCCTCAATATCTCTAATTAGTGCGTTATTTGACGCAGTCGTAGAAACCGAATTTGGACTGTTCGTGGGACGCACCTCCACCCCCGACTGCTGGACAAATTCTCTGAGCTGCTGACTCATATCTACTATTGGGCAGTATTTTTTTTAGTAGTCATCGGTGAAACCAAGGGATTCTTCAACCACATCTAAACCATAGATGACCGGTTGTTTTGGATAAGTTCTACCCTTGTAGTTGACGACTTCTTCCCTGACCTCAATGTCCCTTGAACTGAAAGGACCCGCATAGAAGTCCTGGTTGAACTTGGGCTTGCCCAAATTGTTTGCTTGACAATGTTGATTGAATACCTGGATGAATAACTTTTGAGGCACAAAGAGTTCCTTTCCAAAGACAATGTTTGTACTTTCCAGGAAGTTGTGNAGTGTACTCGCAACCATAGCCACTTGCTTCTGGATCTTCTTGAAGTACTCTGGAACCACNTTCCAGATATCTTTGTTCCTGTACTTATTTGAGTATTCAAGATACGCTTTGACACACTTGAGAAGAATGATGGGCAATTCTCTGTTCAACTTTTCATCAAGTTGTGGGTCGGCATCTCTTACCTGTTTTGAGAAGTTCCACGCCAAAATACGGCGGAGAACGGAACCGGAGTTATCCTTCCAGTTTGGAACTTCATTCCCCCCAAGGACCCCGGGAACATTCCACTCAATTGAGACCGCAGTCTTATTCTTTACAGCAACAGACACATCTTCACCTGAAACCATAGATTGGAACTCCGCCTGTTCCAATGCGAGGTCACCTTTGACCTCTGGTGCAATAAACATAAATGAATCCTTGATAGCTGAAAGACCAAACTTCTTTTCAATGTTGTTTGAAAGGGTGCCGACATCCTCATTTTCATAGAACTTTTTGAACACTTTTGTAATGAGGGTAGACTTACCTGAACGCGCGATACCCTTGAAGAATGGAATTACCTGCCAGCCATCTAATTCACCCACATCATAACAGAGACGACCACCCATGACATACGCCCAGTTACAGACTTCATCCTCAAATTTTTGATACTTGAGAACTGAATCAAACCATGGTGTTGGAATATCTTGCCATCTCTCAATGTGAGAGAAGTCATCAAACTGTTGGTCAAAGTACTTACACGCAATGATAGTGGGATCAAGGCATCGGAACTCTTGACTATCGTATGGGTAGAAACAGCAATCATAGATTCCCTTGTCCGGAATCCATTCTTTTCCGACAAAGACACCATTTTTAAATGACCATACATGACGCCTCTTTGTAATTTCTGGAAACTGGGCATCAACACATTTTGTCATATTATCAATAACATCTCGGAAAACAGAGCCACGACTTGTAAAGTTTTTCCATGTAATGAAGTCGTCATCTTTTTGTGCGAGTGAATAGACAAACTGTTCAATGGTGAACTTTGGTTGCCAGGCGCGAGTTCTGTGTCCTTCCACTGTTCGGATTTCTTCACAGCACTGACCCTTGTATCTACGATAGCCAGCTTTGTATGTTTGATCAAGGGAGTACAGGAGACATTTTTGAAATGGTGTAGATTTTTCAACCTCATCTTCATCCATTGTAGATGGATCGCCGTTCACACTAAATTGTGGTTGAGCTGTTGGGTTATCTACTCTCTCAAATGAGGTGTAGTGCCGACGAATGTTTTCGTACCCATCACTTAATTGTTTAAGGATGTTGTTGATACGCTTGACCACGGTAATACCATCGTCATTTGGTTCCTGTTTGTGTATTTTAAGATCACGTGCATGATTTTTAAGATTCACGAGATATGTTCTTTGTTTTTCACGGATACCCTTGATAGCCAAAATATCAATTCGTGATGGATTCGGATTACCATATTCATCAAAATTATCAGGGTGAATGAATTGCCGGTATCCCAACTCGCGTGCATTTCTAAAATCATTGGTTTTAAGATCCCAACGCTTTTCCCACTTTTCGATAGTACTATTAACCTCATCTTCTTTCATTGATTGGATGTGTTGTTTGAGTAACTCCGTCAGAGCCTCATACTTATTAGGTTCCTTATCAATGAAATGGGTGTGTTCCATTCTATGTATTTACTGAATAACGATTTTTGTTTCTAAGCTGATTTTGGGGGTTGCATTTTGGCAAGCATCTTTATGAGAATCTTGTTTTGTGTTTCCAATTGGTAACAGAGATTGACAAGGGCGGAGCACACAGTGTCACCGTCTGGGGTCGCCAAAAGGGAGCTCATGAGACCCGCAAGATCCATACCCTCGTCATCCTCTTCTTGAAAGAAATCTTCGTCTTCGTCAAACTCAATATCTTCCTCTTCATCGGAGATGATTTCCCCCTCTTCAATTTCATCAACTGGTTCTTCATCCTCAGGGCGAGACGACATTTTAAGCTAGACTGAGAAAAATTGAAATCAAAAATTTCGCACCAGGCGCGATTTTGGTCAGAAAAAAAATGTTGGTATATAGTACAAAAACTCTCACAATGGCCGGTGGTCTCATGCAACTTGTCGCTTACGGCGCCCAAGACGTCTACTTGACTGGTAACCCAAAGGTTACCTTCTTCCAAGCTGTCTACAAGCGTCACACTAACTTCGCGATGGAAAACATCGAACAAACTGTTAACGGTACCGCCGCCGACTCAGGCCGCGTGTCCGTCACTGTTGCCCGCAACGGTGATTTGGTCGGCGACATGTACGTCGAACTTCAATCCGCCGCGGCGAACTCCCTCTCATCCGCCGGTGATGACTGCAACTGGGTCGCTGAGCGTGCGATCGCGTCCGCTGAATTGTCCATTGGTGGTCAGCGCATTGACAAGCACTACCAACGCTGGTGGCGTTTGTACTCCGAGCTTTACTTGGACGAATCCAAGAAGGCTAACTGGGGTAAGATGACCACTGCGATCACCGGTAACACTGTGTACTTGCCTTTGATCTTCTTCTTCAACCGCAACCCAGGTTTGTACTTGCCATTGATCGCCCTTCAATACCACGAAGTGCGCATTGACTTCGACCTTGCGTCCACCTTCTCCACCTACTTGAGCACCTCCGTGTTCAAGGTCTGGGCGAACTATGTGTACTTGGACACCGAAGAGCGCCGACGCTTCGCGCAAAAGGGTCACGAGTACCTCATCGAGCAAGTGCAACACACTGGCTCCGACACCGTCACTGCGGGCTCCACCTCCAACAAGCGCCTCAGCTACAACCACCCAGTCAAGGAATTGGTGTGGTGCTTCAACGACCCAGCGTCCGCGAACACTGCGACTTCCTTGTGGAACTTCACCACCGCTCCAGGTGCGACCTCCATCGTTCTCGAGTCCAACGCGTTCGCTGAAATCTCTGGTAACTGCTATGTGCCAACCACCTTCGCGTCTGGTGTGCCACTCGTGAAGTGCGGTGAAGCTGGTTCCATTGTTGACTTCACCGAAGAAGCTGCGGGTCCATTGACTGACTTCAAGTTGGTCCTCAACGGTCAAGACCGATTCAAGGCCCAAAAGGGTAAGTACTTCAACCAAGTGCAAGCGTACAACCACCACTCTGGCTGCCCATACCCAGGTGTGTACTCGTACTCCTTCGCGCTCAAGCCAGAAGAACACCAACCAACCGGTACTTGCAACTTCTCTCGTATTGACAACGCCCAAGTCGCGGTCACCATCCCAGCGGCGGCGGCCTCCACCACCATGCACATGTTCGCGGTCAACTACAACGTTCTCCGCATCCAAAGCGGTATGGGTGGCCTTGCGTTCTCCAACTAAGTTGGTATTTTGATCTCGTCTCGTTTCGCGTAATAAAAAAATTAACTTTAAAAATTGATCGGAACACAATTTTTAAATCTAATGATATGGTATAAAATGGCGCAAAAGCAAACTAAGCAACAGCAGATGGGTGTCTGGATCCCAGTCTCAATTCTCGCTTTGGGTGTGATCGCAACTATTTTCGCAATGTCACGCAATGGTCGTAATGCATATTTCAAACTTAAATAAATGACACATGTAATAACAAATGCAGGACATTTACACAGATGGTAGTTGCCTCGGCAACCCTGGTCCAGGTGGGTGGGGTGTTGTTGGCCCAGGATTGAGAATCTCTGGGGGACAAGACAACACTACAAACAACGCTATGGAAATGACTGCAGTCGTTAAGGCGCTTCAACAGTGTCTCGCACGCGACATTCTTGAGATAAGGCTATTTACCGATAGTAACTATGTCAAGAATGGTATAACTTCATGGATTAAGAATTGGAAAAGGAATGGGTGGCGTACAGCTGCGGGTACACCCGTTAAGAATAAAGAACTGTGGATTGAAATTGATACACTCTCTCAGAAAATGAAGTCTGTAGAGTGGCGTTGGGTCAAAGCACATAACGGAGACCCACAGAATGAATTAGTAGACTCTCTCGCGTATCAGGAGGCGACAGAGATTAAAAATGCCCGCGTAAATTAATGGGTGAAGAAGTGGTGTGCGAGCACAATCCGTGGTGTGATAAGCAAGAGAAGCTTCTCAAATCATGGGCGCAGAGAGCTGCGGGATATAGATGGCTCCACAATCACGCCCGTCTTCACTATAAAAAGCAAAATGACTACCTGTCATATCCAAGTATAGTAATAGCGAGTATCACAGGTGTAGGTGGTTTTGCGGTTCTCAACCCAAGTGGGAATGAAGATTTGGACCCCTCTACGAGAACTAAAATTATGATTGTCCAGTACTTTTTTGCATTCCTCAATGTAATTGGTGGTATTCTCACGAGTATTTCAAAGTTTAGTCAAAGCTCTACTCTATCCGAGAATCACTCTGTGATGTGCGTTCAGTATTCCAAATATTATAGAAATATAGATATGGAATTGTCCCTTGAGGCCAGAGATCGTTCGTGTGTGATAGATTTTGTCAAGAAGTGTCGTGAAGAGTATGATAGACTTCTTGATGACGCGCCAGATATTCCAGCAATATCCATACAGGCATTCAATTTAGAGTTTCCAGATAGGGAAAACAAGCCGGATGTGTGTAACGGTCTTAGCATTATAGTGAGTGATGAAACCGCATCAGAACTCACGTCAAAGAGAGCTGTGACGAAGTGGCTTAATACTATAGCTGGTGTAAGACGAAAAAGTAGAGATATTCGTAGAGATCAAAGTGTGGATGAGTTAGCTAGAATGGAGAGTGCATGATTTATCTGCGACAAAAGCATAGAAAGTTGTAAATAGAACTAATGTGGGTAACAAAACTTTTTGCCTCTGTGGGAACAGGGCCAGACCCAAAATGAGTAGACACAATATATACATGTACAAAAATTGTGTGTATTCAACTATAGCTCTTGTGTAACGATCAAACCCTGGAGAACCTGGGTACGACACAAAGATGGCATCCGTATCATGTTTCTTATCCAAAGGTCCAAAGTTTTTAAAGATTTTCTCTTCTTCATCAACCTTTACAAATTCAGATTTTTGACAAACTATGTTTATATTTGTTTGATCATCTTCACACTTTTCAGCTAATGCTTCATCTATGACACTCTTGAGTTCTTTAGCGTAACCCATGTAAAGACCCGAGTTGGCGGTAGATTTTTCACCACACTTTCCAAAAATCAGGTGTGTAAGAGGTTTACCGGGGACTTCTGGATCCTTTGACACGAGAACCTTACAATTACATTCCTTGAAAAGTTCAACAACTTCATGTGGATTTTTATTGATCTTTGTGTCAAATCCATCAAGGAAAATAACAATGTCATCGTCACCCCTGGTTTCAAGGTGTTGTGTCATCGCCTTGTACTTATCACTGAACCCATTCCACTTGGTTCCCCAACCCAAAACTTTGACTGGAACGCCAAACTCATTATTGACAAGCTCTTCAAACATACCCTGAGACTTGTTCGCGTATGTCACAATTTCCAGAGACATTCCTATACATTATACATATATAAAAACATGTCGCGTGTGTAACACAAAGATGAACATTGGCATCCTTACCGCTGGTGGTGTGTGCCCGGGTGTGAATACTCTCATCCGGTCAATCACTCTTCGTGAAAAAAGTCAAGGCAACCGCGTCCACGGTTTCGCAGATGGTTTTAGAGGTCTCAATCAAAATGTAAAGACATACTTTGACCAGGATGATATTGACGATGGACCCGGGTCCCTTTTGAAAACATCCTATGACTTTGTTAATGTTGATGAAGCTGTTAAGAATATTACTGGACTTGACCGACTCTATTGTATCTGTGGAAATGAATCCATGAAGTCTGCGAGGGATTTGGCCCTTGATGATCGTGTAGATACAAACATCATCGGTATTGCCAAAACAGTTTTCAATGATATGCCCGGTCTTGAATCCCTTGGATTTCAAACAGCCATTCAAGAACTTGCTCGTTACATTGATTGCGCATACATTGAGGCGGTCTCAACGAATTCAATCGTATTTCTGGAAGTGCCAGGTAGAGGAAACAGTGAATTGGTTGTACATGCGGGTCTCGCACGGAACTCTAAGATTACTAATGTCATTACTCCAGACACAAAGGCAGACTACATGTCTGCTATAGAGTACAGCTACGCTAAGAGAGGGTATGCGGTTGTTATCATATCGGAAGTCTGTGATTACGAATACCTTCTCACGAGTATGTCTGTAAAGCCCAAACTTATTACACCTGGGTACCTCATTAGGGATGTTGAACCTTGTGTATATGATTCAATTCTCGCAGAGCGAATGGTGCGGGAAGCCTTTGCCCACGCACAAGAGCACAGAGACTTCATCAAGGGTGCGACAAATATTGTATCTTTCAACGATTATCTCCGCTTAGTGTAGGTTGAATGTTTAGGGCACTCTACAAAGATCCAAAGTTTGTGGGTGCCCAACTATCACCACCGGATCTGATTACGGTGATTACAGAAGATGGTATTGAATACTTTACCTCCGAAGTTCCATTCAGATCTGAAGCTACAATTGATAAACAAACGAAACAGGTTAAAGGTACAACTCGCGGTAAACAGAGAATAGTCCAACTATTTGGCGAGCCTGTGACAAGGCAGAAGGGTCGCTTTACAGTCACAGAGTATGAATTGTGAGAGCTCCTATAGCTCAGTTGGTTAGAGCGCGGTGCTTATACAAAAGTATATTTAGGCGGGGTCCCACCCGTAAGGGCACGCCGAGGTCATGGGTTCGAGACCCATTGGGAGCAATTTTACCTTTTAGATGTGTTGTCCCACATGTAAAAGATAATCCTATCCTATGTTAGATGATAACCCGAAAGCGTGGTGTGTTTTACAGAGCTGGGCGTCCAGTCCCCGAAGCCGAACAGCAAAGGTATCACAAAATTGGTATTCCACCCGCGTACACAAATGTTGAGGTGTACCCCAATGACCCCAAGCTTTTGGCGACTGCTGTGGATGCCACCGGTAAAAAGCATTACTACTACAGTGAAAAGTTCCTGGAAAAACAGAGAAAATTGAGAAGAGGGCGAGCCACACAAATTGACTTTTCCAGGATTAAGAGTGTCACAGCAAAGATACTTGGTGATCCCAAGCACCCGTTATGGGATGACGCACTCACTCTCCGCATGATTGTCGTGGCATATCTCCGTTCGGGATCAAGGGACAATGACGACGCCCTTGGTGCCATGTCTCTAAGGAGGAAGCATGTCAAATTGAACCGAGATGGTCAAACACTCACATTTGACTTCCCCGCAAAGAGTGGTCAACGGAGATTCTATGAAGTGAGGGACAAAGTTCTCCATGAAGCCATCTCAAAGCAACAAAAACCCCTTCTCTCTGGTAACTCAACCCATACAAGAGTCAGAGACCTTTTACGGAGGATTACACGGAATGATACCATACAAATCAAGGATGTTAGAACAGCTGGGAGTATGCAACTCTTCCAAAAGCACCTCAAAAAGTATGATGGCGACGAAAAGAAAGCGACAGACGCAACCGCAGAAACTATAGGTCATACACCCTCCGTGTCTAAAAAATATTACTTATTGTAATGAGGTACGGCTCTCTAGCGCGCAAGATGTTCAAGGTACGTTGGGGTCTTCATGGAAAGGGTCTTGTTGAGGATCATCACATTATTCCTAAACAGTTCAAGAAACATCCCATAGTTGTGAAATCAGGGTACGATATAAACGCGAGTGCGAACCTCATAATGTTACCAACACGCCTNGGTAAGTTTGTACTCCGTGTGAGGGATGACCGTATTATTCATTCGGGAAAACACACGGGCTACAACAATTATGTTGAGAAGATGTTAGATTCAATGAAATCTGTAGATCAATTTACAGAATTTACAGATTTCTTGAAAAGGGCGTGTCGTCACAGACCTCAAGATATTCCATGGGTTTAGTATCCCCACTTTACATCATCTGGTGTCGCAGTTGGATAGTTTTTTGAAAAATATCGTGGACGACCATGTTCGCTGTGACCGATTGTACTATTGTGGGTACGATCAATTTTCATGTGCTTTCTCATATCTTTATAGTATATACGAGCACCCGCTGATATTAAATCCTCATGTTTCATATCAATGTGATTATCCATGGGTAAAAAGTGATGTGTATACTTCTTCATATTTTGAACATTTATCAAATAACACTTTGTACTTGAAATCCACTTTACCTTTTCAAGTTTTCCATCTATCTTATCTGGGAGTCTTGAGAGACAATGAAAGAAACACATTTCAAATTCATCACCTCTCTCGTCAATAACTTTTTGAATCTCGTCGTAGAGTTTATTTGATTTTACAATNACATTATCTTCAAAGATGACCGCGTAACGAAGACCTTGGTCAAAACATCTCTTATAAAAATCCATATGTCCCATGAAACATCCAATCGCTCCCATGTTAAAATATGTAATATCAGGTCTTTTAACATTTGGATTGTAATGCATTTCTACAGCCTTTTCAAAGTATTCCGNGTCAATTTGATGTTCAAACTTCCGCNCATTTTTTATGTTTCTCGTATCTGTACCATAGATAACTTCAACTGGAACTTCGGGGTTGTGATACTTCATAAACCTCCTGCGTCTCAAATCTTCCTTGGGGAGGGTGAGTAAAAAACATTTGTAGTCGTACCCTTCCCTCGTCTGACGGCGATAGGTGGCAAGAAGTGTGGCGACCAATAAAAGGACAAAGATGACCCAAATCATACCTACTTAAACATTAGAAAATATTATAGGGTAAGGATGAATCTCGTAGATATTTCTGGACTCGTGAGTTCCATTTTAATATGTCTCATGTTTGTGCCAGAAGTTGCCCATGTTTACAAGCACAAGGATGCGAAAGCCATTAGCTACCCATTTCTACATCTAAATTTACTGGCGAGTATACTAGCTCTAATTTACTCTGTACATTACAATGTCATTCCCATGACCATTACAAATGTTTCAGCTGGAATTTTTTCATTAACATTATTCCACTTTAAATATGTAAACGAGCTTAAAGGGGAGAATCAATCTATTGATGAAGTGGGGGTGTGAATCTCTCTTCAACCAAAGCTTTTATGGTGTAGTGGTAACACTGCGGACTTTGACTTTAACGAAGACGATCCGCCACCCTAGGTTCGAACCCTAGTAGAAGCTTAAACCAGTGTTAGCTCAGTTGGAAGAGCAGTGGATTGTAGTAGTATGATATAGATCTCCACGGGTCGGGTGTTCGAATCATCCACACTGGAATATTCCCTTGTAACTCAGTTGGTTAGAGTGTTCGACTGTTAATCGAGAAGCCACCGGTTCGAATCCGGTCAAGGGAGATCAAGCACCTGTAGCATAGTGGTTAATGCGCCTCTTTAGTAAGGAGGAGACCGCGTGTTCGAATCACGCCAGGTGCATCTCATTACCTTAACAATTTTTCATCCAAATTGTCAAGATAATCAACATTAATTGGTGGTGCCTCTAAGATTTCAACATCTAATCTATTTTCCTGTTGTGTGTGCCGTTTGAATATTACAAACCATGATCAACAGTCAACCATGTTGTTATAGTGTAGCGAAATGTACCATTTTTTGGTTTATTCGTTCTGTGTGGATGCGTCCAATAGGGTGGAAATAACAATACCTGCCCCTTTTTCAGTTTTATCTCAAAATTTTGATCGGGAAAACAAATTTCACCACCATCATAGTCATCATTAATTGCAGCGATCATAGACATTTCCCTGAATCTATCCACGTGTAATGTTTTATTTTCCATGAGTGACTCTATGAGTAGTCCGTCCATATGCAGTCGCGTTGCTCCATTTATTTTTCGTAATAATGGACATTCCATACTTGAAACTTTAGCTTTTCCAAAATTATATTTTGAAAATATATCCTTAGTTATTTTTTGTAGTATTCCAGTTACCCGTTCACGGGTTTTTTCATATGGTATTTCTNTTACAGCAATGGTATTTCCCTGAACATTTGATTGATGTCCATNTTTTTCTTCANNAATTGAATATTTATCAATCACTTTCCGTATATATTCACATTCCATATCNGAAAAAACACCATCTAAGAGATATATATGTTGATGTTCATTTAAAAGTTGAACCATTTATAAAAAATAGAGTGTATTTTTTAAATATGTATATATCAGATGGAGCTCAAAAAACTCAAACACCATTGGAAAACCCTCAGAGCTGAACTGGATACTCTCCCAAATACATTCATTTCTGAAAAACCACGGCCAACTGGCGAATGGGAAGGTTCTGAAATCTTAAAAGAAATTGTATCAGAATATACATCTGGAAAGTGTGGGTGGCTCAAAGGTGGTCAAAGTCATGTTCAGGATGAATGGATTAGCTGGCCTCTATTTTGGGAAGGTAAGCCTGTTTTAGGAAACTGTTTAAAATGCCCTAAAACATATGAGTTACTTTCTCAAATAAAAGGTATTCATATAGGTGGATTTGCTCTCATGAAAGGTGGTGTAAAGTTAAAACAACACACAGATTCGGTTGGATCTAAATATAAGTTTACTTATCACTTGGGACTAAAGTGTCCAGAAGATTGTTATTTACATCACTACACACTGGGAGATCTCAAAGAGGAAGATGGAAAACACATCATAATGAATGCAAGATTTCCTCACTGGGCCGAAAACAAATCAGAAGAAGATCGTGTAATTTTATACATTGAGTATTACACTTCATAAACCTTATGATCCCCAAAGTAGTTTCTTTGAGCCATGAGGAAGTTCATAGAAGTTCTCGTTTGGTGTTTGAAATCGTATTGAGTGAGAGCCGCACAGACGGATGGACAAGGAATACCGGATTTAGCACAATGCATAACAAATAGTCGCGCATCATTCACTGTTTCGTTTATGACTTTGTAAAGATCCTTTGATACCATTGGACATTCAATGATAGTTCCCAAACCCCACGCCTTTGCGACTTGGTCCTTGTCAATACTTCTTGTGCGCATGAGATCATACCCCTCCGAAAGGGAGCTCGCAAATACAAAGCGAAGTGTATTCAAGGCTACAACCCTGTCATAGAAAATACAAGTTTTTTGACAGGTATCCAAATACTTTTCATACGAACTTGTGATTCTCGCGTTGAGGGCTGCGTTTATAATTGGAGTTGGAATCTCATATTCCATTCCAACCTTGGAACACCAAAGTCCTGTATGATTCATCTCAGCAATATCTGAAATCTTGTGAATCTCAAACTTTTTCAACACATCAACTGCCGCATTCATGAGAAAACCATCAATATCTGTGCCGTGTGTATCATTCATAAGTTGTGACATACAGATCTGATCCTGGTTACAATACGAATAAACGTCAGCCATACCTTGAAGCATACCATATTCTACTCCATTATGAACCATCTTTGTGTAATGACCAGCCCCAAAATCATTACCCATGTATGTAACATTTTTACAGAAAGTCTCAAGAAATTCTCTATTATTGTCGTAGGTGAGTTTATTACAACCAAGCATGAGGGCTGGTCCATTGAGAGCACCTTTAGCACCACCGGAGAGTCCCGCACCAATGTAACGAATGCTGTGTGTGGCAAGGTACGCCCCTCGGTGTCTTGACACCCTATAGTGTTCATTTGAGCAGTCAATCACCGTATCAAGTGGATCCAACGACTTCAACATATACCTAATGACACTGTCGGTTGTTTCACCCGATGGGAGGGTTGTGATAATTGTTCGGGGCAATTCCATGGAAGAAATCATTTCACAAAGACTTTCATGCCCGCGAATACCGAGACCCCTTTTCATAAGTTCATTGACTTTTTGGGGTGTTCGGTTATACACATGAACATCAGTCTTTTTTTGAATGTTGAGGGCGAGGTTTTGCCCAATGGCACCAAGACCAACAAGTCCGTACGAAGACATCTACGATTTTATATCTCTATAACTTTATATTGATTCTTGCGCCACCCGCGTATACTAATTTCGCTTGGTTCGCACCATGGATAAATATCATTACCAATAAAGTTTATGGCTTCCATACCAGATTCAATACATTGATCACAAGTTTCAATACTGTCATCAATGATACACCCAATACCAAGGGCGCGACAGATATCAACCTTCTTAACTTCATTCTCAGTAAAACTATTGGTGAGGATTACATCATCAAAGATATCGGGAAAGAAACGATCAATCCAAAGTTCGGTAGTTTCACGCACCACATCCTGACGACCTGTGACAATATACATCTTGTCATAGACTCTACGATAGTTGATCATGGCTGGTTGAGCACCAGGGATTGGTTTGAGGTAAAGAAAGTCCCGGGAACGATAAAACTTGTGGAGGATTTCTTGGGATTGTTCTTCTGTACAATTAAAAATTTCCCTATAAAGATATTTGTATTTGGGTTTGGTGGGCAACGCAACACCCCTCCACTTTGCCATAGGTTCAAGTAGGTTTACAAGGACTTCATCTACATCTACAGCAAGTTTGGTGTTCATTTACTTTCCCCTGACATTATTCATAATCCCGAATCACCACACCTACGGGGAAGCGTGGTACGCCAAGGGCTGTCAGGTTTTGGAAGCGCACCGTGAGTTGTTTTCCAATATATTGGTCTCGCTCACTGTAGTATCTCTCCCTCTCTTTGATGGTTCCCTCGGGTTTCACGGTAAACTCGTGACCATGCCCCGTTTTACAGACCCATACAACGGCATCGGCGTCCCTCCCATGCCCCGTCTTGGCACCCACAATTTCATACTCCTCGGTTTGAAACTCCTTAAACTTGAGGAGATAGTTACTTCTCTTTCCAATCTCATAGGTACTCGTGGTCTCCCGAATCATAATACCTTCATGCCCCTGTTCAACAAATTGTTTGTGATATTTGAACATCTCACTCTTTTTAGGGACAAGGATAGTATCCACGACGGTTGGGGTTTTATCCTTGAGTATCCGTTGCCTCTCCGCAAAGGGGAGGTCAGGTCGCTTTGTATCAAAGTAGTCAAATCCATGGAACTCCAAACTCTTGGGATCCATCTTGAAGGCACTCGTGAGATCCTCAAAATTCATACCAGGTGCGTAACATTCACCATCTAACCACTCCGTGTCCCCCAACTTTTCTGTGAGGTGCTCAACACCTTTCACAATTTTACCAGTCCTTGAAAAGCACCCACTCTTTGATACAAGGAGACGCACACCATCCAGCTTTGGTTGAACATAAAAAGGTTCGGAGATGTACTTTTCTCGGTCTTCCCACTTATTGGCCAACATTGGAAGGATTTGGGTCACTTTTGTGTTTTCATTGTTCCACATAGTTTTGGCGCGAGCTAAAGCTTTCTCGTAACCAGTCTTCACATGAGTTCTGGACTCAATTACCTTTTCACTTCCAACCATACCAGTGGTCTTCACAATATCAGCAGTTCCATCCCCAAGGTCTTCCACTCTAATATCAGTGAATCGTTTGCGACCATTTTTGTCTTCTCGGATAAGGCGTTCCATTATACTTTTAATTAATTTCTCAACTTTAAATAGATGTCTTCACTGCCAGTTGTAAATTATGGTAGAATGGAACGACTTAGGCCTCCAGAGCGCACAAGTGTACCTATGAACGCGAATACTTTTGCTATTGGGTTTATAATATTGTGTATACTTGGTCTTTACAAACGCTACATTACTGTTAGTCAATCGCGTGAGCAATCTTATACTTTAGACACTTTGATGCCGACAAAAAGAGGTCTTTCTTCATCAGTTTCTTAAACTTCTTCTCGGGGATCTCAGTCTTAGTCATATACATGTTCTTGAGGGATGCCATAAACTTGTCACAACTCTTCATCTCATTTTTGAGATCTTGATACTTGCCCCAAAAGTCTGTACTCAATTGGTGAATCAAAAGGTACGCATTTTCACCCATGCGTCGTTCTGATCCACCCAAAAACATGAAAGTAGCCGCAGAGCAACAGGCACCTTGGGCAATCGTCACAACCTTAACACGAGACTTTTCAAGAACATTCTTTAGAGTGAATCCTGAAAACATGTCACCACCCTCACTCATAATGTGAATACGAATCTCTGGTTCGTAGCCAATGAGATCTGCCTTTTGCTTGAGAAGGTGGATTTCCAACTTTCGGAAGCTCTCAACAAACTCAAGGGTGTTTTCTGGGGTAATCTCGCCATAGAAGTGGATTTCATTCCCGATAGTCTTGGTAACCTCAGGTTCTTCTTCTTCGCCGAGAACCTTTGGACCTTTATTTTCCAAAGCTCCACCCAAAATTGTTTCAAAGATCTTCTCAACTTCTTTCTGCGATGGCATTTTTCAATGCTTTCTTTACTCTGGTTACATCTCTCTGTTTTAACTTACTTCCAACCGCGAGATGATTCATGACATCAAAGTCTTGTGGGGTTAAACCATATTCTAACATTGGTTCTATATCACTGTTTTCGGCGTATTTCTTGAGTAAACAAAGATCTTCTATTCCTAATTGGTGACCACACCGTCTTTGTATATCCCTAAACTTCTGTGATCTCATTTTGTAATTACCATATTTTGTCCAACAACTCCCAGGTCTAATCTTGTCCTTTACAAGTGGTGTACCAATACACAACTTTGGTATTGCGAGAGCATTCAATACAAAATGAGGCATGAGATTCCAATCACCCGTTGAATACATGTGGTCGTCGTATATATCGGCATCTGAAAACGCACGCGACGCCTTATCGTATTTGATACCTCTTGAATCCAAGTAATTTTCCTGAAATATATCCCATACATGTCCATGTTCGTGGATTTTATCTGGAATTTTTGTAAAGTTTGGATCTGTAAGGACATCCACTATAAACTCTTTGGGTGTTTTGAATATATCCTTTTGGTCATAATCATCCAGATATGAAAAGAAGTCTCTAATGTTACCATTACACATAACAGCCGCATTTTCAGCCTTCTTTGAACGATCTTCTGTGAGAGTCAGAATCTTATCTGGTTTATGCTTTGGTATAAATATTGTCTCAAAATTTGGAAACATACACATATTTAGTGATGTAACCACGAGAGATCCCCGTGTCAATTTTCTATCACCATCCGAAACACTCCCTACAAGACTTTTAAACTCCTGGTTGTAATCCTCAATGAATGCGTGCTTCGCAGCACCTTTTATAAAAGTGAGAAAAGGAGATTTACTCTTTAGGTGTTCACTGTGAATTTCAACACTGTTTGATTCATTTAGAACTGCATTTAATACATGTGTCTTCCCAACTCCCGAAGCCCCGCATATGAAGACATTCTTTCGCTCACGAATGTACTTTTTCAATAGATCAATCTGTTTTGTGTGAATCGTGTCAACAGGGGGATCCTTTTTTTGTTCGATTATTTTAATGAAGGAATCCATTGATGATCTTACTAATCAAGCCATAGATTTGGTGCTTGAAAATGACGCACTACAAGAACGTATCGTAAAACCTTTAAGAAGGAAAATTTTACCATATGCTGTGTGTGCTGGTTTAACTAACATGATTATGCTTATTCTATTGGTGTACCTTGCTCAACGTCTGGCTCGTCTTCAGGCTCTTCAGAAACCACCGATGTGAGTTCTTCCTCCTGATCTAATTCAGACTGCATCTCTTCAAGGATCTTTACTTTTGCTTCATATTCTTCCCTCCCCTTCACGAGTTCTCCAATCTTGGAAAGTGGTCCGCCCTTTGTTGATTCGGAGATGACACTTGAACCCGTGTGTGATCTTATATTTGTGAAACCTGGTAGTTTCAACTTGGGAATCGCTCGGACATCGAGAATCTCAGGCTTCGTGAACATATTGTCAAGTGGGTATTCCTTTTCAAACTCTGCAAGGATAGTTGATGGAACACTTGGTGACTGTTCAATGAGACGGTCATATTCATTCTTGCATCTGGTAACAAATTCCAAACCATCTGTACTACGCTCTTCACGAGCGAGAGCTAATTCTAATCT